TTGTTTCTCTAAATTCTTTTCTTAATGCTTTACTAACACCTTCAGTTAATGACTCTGAATCATCATCAGTTTCACCAATATGCGATATCTTTTGAAATCGTTCTTCAATTGAATTGACTACAAACTTATTTTTTATTTCACCATTTTTAACCTTATCAAGAACAAATTCAGCAGTCTTGCGATATTCTTGTTGTTTAACAAAAGTATTTGTTGATTTCTGCACAACATCACCATCATAAAGCATTTGTTTATTGATAATTCTTTCATTCCAGAGTTCAATACGTTTAATTACTGCAAATAACGATTCTTCTTCAATTAAGTTATTTGGAGTTTTATATTTGTTTATTGCTTGATGAATACTCTGATTTTGAAGATTAGGAACTTTATCATATTCCTTAAAATATTCTAACATAATAATGAATAACCTTTTCAAGTTAGGGTCATCAAAATATTCTATTGCTAAATCAGGTATAATTTTTTCAGCGAACTCTGGCTCAACCAACAACTGCCACATAAGACGTTGTTGAAATTCAGGACCTAAATATGCTGATAATGTGTTTTCAGTAGTTTCAATCATTATAAAGGATATGTGTAGTAAAAAAAAGAATAAAATATTCTAAAAATTAATCAAAATTTTAGAATACTTTATTCTTTTTTAATGAAATTAATTTTTTCTAAGTCTTCGTAGCATTTCTTCTCGCTTATAAGAAGATAGTTCTCGGATTTGATTAATTGATAACCCTCTGTAATTAATTAAATCATAATCATCCCACATATTTTTTTTGTCACTCTTTTTGATTTTCTCAAAAATTATGTCAGCAATATTTGTTACAACATCAACAATATCTATTGATTGTCTTGCAACAGGATTGAATCCATCAACAAAAAATTCACGCTCAACAATAGGATTTTCATTAATATACAAACCCATTTTACACGGAACACCACGAATTGTTTTTTGTTCAATTTGTTGTGTAATTGATTGTGGATTATAACGCATATCATTTCTCCATTCACTCGGATAAAGATTAATCATCTTTTGATGATACTCATACAAGTCATAACCTTGATTTTCAGAATCTACATCATTTGTGTTAATCCTTCCTGTATCAACAAACACATCATAACTGCGTTTAGATAACGTTTTTTGCAATCTTGTGATTGCTCTTGGAAGAATATCCCTGATATCGATTGAATATCTTGTAAATGGATTAAACTTATCTGCATCAAACATTTTTTCACACATCAAAACATCTCCTTGATATACTGAAAATCTAAATACGTTATTATATTCCTTTTCGTTCATTTTATTTATTATTGGTTATTATTAAGTATCTACAAATATAAAGAGAATCAATCAAAAATAAAAGACTTTTATAAATTATTCTTATAATTTTTATAATACTCTGTAAGTAACTGCTTTTCATTCATAATTACAGTATAAAATGGTTCAACGTAATTAGGAAATGTACTACTATATACAGTTAAAAACTCGTCTTCAATCATCATATTGTAAAGATTTTTACTTCCTCGGTCTTCTGGTGATAAAGGTATTTCAAGCTGTAATAGTTCTTCTTCTGCCTGTTCATTAAGCATCGGTTTTCTAAGATTAGTTAATTCAAAATTTGTTTTTAATCTCTGAACTCCTTCTTGAGATATTAGATTTTGTAGTGCAATTAACGGTTTCTTTTTATTTAAAATACGTTCCTGTTGTATTTCATCTGCTTTTCGACAAATTTCTCTTACCGTTAATGTTTTAAATTTTAGTTCTGGAAATTGTTTTACAAGACCTTCTTCTTTAATTCCACCAACACCAGCAATATTATCAGCAGTATCACCACAAATAATTTTCATTAATAACGCATTAGTATAATGATGATTAAAATGCATCATATAATTCGTTTTAGTTACAGGTTGGTCAATATTTGGAAATATAATAGTAATATTTAAATCAAGTAATTGTGCAAAGTCTCGGTCATTCGAATAAATAAAAATTTCTTCTTTATTATTATGTTTTAAACAATATTCTGCAATTAAATCATCTGCTTCAATATCGTCAACTTCAATCTGTCTAAAAAACAGTTCTTCGGCATATGCTTGAATTCTTTTTCGTTGTTTAAGAATCGATTCTTCTTTTGCTTTTTCTTTTCTGATTTCCGCAGCACTTAACTCAATTTTTTTGTGCCAGTCTTTAGTTTTACGATTGGCTTTATATGCATGGTCAATTCTATATCGTTGAATTCCACCGCCTTCACCGTCCCAGACTAACACGACTTTATTAATCATGTGTTCTTTAATCATCTTACGAACAGTTGTTAAAAAAGAATACAAACCGCCAATATGTCCAAATTTGGCGGTTTGTATATCTTTTGCTCCATGAAATGAACGTTTTAAAAGATATGAACTATCAACTAAAAGTGTTCTTGTTCTCATTAATCGTTATCGTTATCTTCTATGTTATTTGTAACAGTATCGTCACCGATAGATATCTTAGATTTTTCAATAACATTACCGTCATTATCCATTTCCTTAGATTTAAATTCAATATCATCGACAGTTAAATTGTCGTCTTCAAATTTGTTACGGAAATAAAGAATATTTTCTTTTTTATATGTATTTTCACTTTCCTTATCACCATAAATAAAACCTGTTGGTGTAGAAATAATTTTACCTTCAAGAGAAATACCACCCCATTCACCATCAACATGATTTTTAGCTATATTGACTTTGTTTTCAAAACCAAAATTCAAATCACGACCTTTGCTTGTTGCAGTAACTCTACGAGTTCCGTGAGTAATAATTCCACCAAAATGATAAATAAGTCTTGCTCCAAAGAAGAATGTTTCACCACCCTTGTGTTTAACAACTTTATTCATACTATCATACCAAATTTTTTGAACAGCAACAACAGTTGTAGTATATTCACTATCAACTCTACGTGTGTTTGGTATTGCATTGTTAAGAAGTGACATAAATGCTTTCTCATATGCACCAGCATTCCACATATTATTGTCACTGGTATCTTTTTCTAACGCATCAATTGTTTTAATACAATTTAATGTACCAATAGAATCAATCGCTAAAAATATATCTCGTGGTAATGAACCTGATTTCTGAGCATCAAGGAAGTCATAAATAGCTTTCGCCATGTCTTCAATACTTGCTTCTTTTCTATCTTTATTTTGAATTATACCATAATTCTTTAGAAGATAATTATTATTTACTAAAAGATATTCACCAGTCCAATCAAACCCCATTTTAGTTAAACGTTCATTACCTTCATCGATATTATTCTCAGTATCAATAATAATTGGGAAATCACCCATTTTTTGTGCGTTAACAATCGAACGCATTAATGCTGTTGATTTACCAGTATTTGAATAACCACGAAAAAGGGTTACATATCCTTTTGGCGCACCGGGCATGCCTGTTGCTTCTTTCAAACCATCATCAATTGGAATCCAAATTAATTTTTTTGATTCAACAGTTGTTGCACCAATTTTTTTCTTAAAATTATCAAGACTAAAATTTTTCTTAGGTGTTGGTTTACGTACAGCATTAGCAGGTACGCTATCTATTTTCTTTGCCATAATATTATTGTTTATTATAAATAATTTTTAATTTTTCAATATATTCTAAATGTTTTTCTTTAGAATCAAGAATTTGCCCATCCGTTGTTGTGAATATTAATAAATTTTCATCAAGAATTAAATATCGATGTAAATATCTATGAAATTTTTTCATTAAAATAATTACATCTTCAATTAGATTGTAATTCCAATGATGTTGATTTTCATTAGAAGATAATTTAAGTTTACGAGAAAGATTTTTATATTTTCCATTTTTATATGGTTTTAATTTTTCTTGTTCGATTTCCTTTTTTCGGTAATTTAAACGATGATATTTTTCAATACTTCTTACTCGTTCCTTTTCGCACCATTCAGGATTATTTTGACGTAATTTCTTTTCTCTTAAATCAGCAACTTCTTTGCAACATTCTTTACATTTATTTAAATGTCCATCCTTCATTTTAGGATGGACATAAAAATCATTCAATTCTTTATCATTATTACATCTAATACAATTTTTTTTCATAACAATAAGTAATTGAAATTTAGATTGTTACTAAAATGGCAAATCATCATAATCTGCACCACCGTCAACATCTGGTTCGTCAGATAATGTATCTACATCGTCATCAACGTCATTTGTTGGAGTTCCTGTCTGATTTTCAGCAGAAATTTCTTTACCAATATCAGTAGCGTCATCATCATATTTACCAACCTTTTCAGGAGTAATATTACTGATTGTCACACGTGGTGTTTCTTCTTCAACCAAATCACTTGCTTGTTCAAAATTCTTTTCAGTACTATCAAGATTCATTGTACGAGTATTGGCTTTTTCTTCCAAATCTGGACGACCCGGAAATACCCAATGCTTGTTAGTCTGGTCAGTATCTTCCCAATAAGGATTTGTTCCACCAGCAATCATTTCAAGAAATTCGTATGGTGTTGTGTTTGGTGCTTTCTTAGGTAAGAAAACATCTCTCCAAGTCACATCATCATCAAGCCATGCTTTCATAACTTGTAGGTCTGAATGTAATTGTGATTTTCCTTTAGCAGTAATTGCTGAAATTGCTTTATACACATGTCCATTAAATTCACTGTCTGTCATAATAATATTCATGTCAGTTCCTGTCATTGCATCACTAAAATCAGCTTGTTGACTTGTCATATAGTCTTCCAAGATAGGAAGAAGTTTGTCAAGTGTTCCTTGATTTTTGTAATTGTGTTTAAATCTCCAGAACTTAACACCGTCTTTTTCTAAACCTTTATCTATACCACGAACGATATAAAATTTCTTAGCTTCGTACTTAATCGCCTCTTTATAAATTTCATCGTTTTTGGCTTTCACCTTTAACTGCATGTCATTCATATTCTCTTTCTTAATTCCTTTAAGAGAAGGGTCTTGTTTTGCAAGCCAAGTCTTATGTTTTGCACATAAAGGACATGGTGCTGGTACGAGCATCGGTGCACCGTTAGAATCCAATAATGGATTTCCGTCACTACCGAGTTTAGGCACTTTAGGGTCATTGTGAGCTGGACAATAAATCACACTACCGTGTTTTTTCTTACCACCTGCTGCATTTGTCGTTACAACATGGAAGAATGCTTCATCAATATGCTTTCTGCCTGATTTTGGGGGTAAAATTCTGAAAACTTCTTTAGATTTTCGTGGAACGAAATACTTAGCTAAAAGGTCTTCACGTGATTTTTTGTTAGTTGATTGAGATTGTTTCTTTTGATAGTCCGAAAACATAGACTTTAAATGTGACAGGTCTTGCCCTGTCTGCGCTTGATTTTCCATTTTTCAATAGTTTTTACAGTAAAATTATTTTTCAATTATTAATTGTGCTACAAATATAGCCTTCATTAAACATAAATACAAGACTTTTTAAAAATAATTAGTCTTTTTTCAATTAATTTCCAAATAAGTAATTAGAAACGACAGTAAATGATAACGTTTGTTTATTTTCATAATAACTACCATTTTTCATTCTTATTTGTAATTTATAATCTTGGGGTATTAACCAAGAAGTATCAAGATTAAATTCATACCCAACACTTGTTCTATTAACACTTGTAAAAGGTATTACATCGATTTCGTATTTACTGCCAGCAGTTGTGAATACTCTATATTCGATATCCAAAGGTAAGAAATTATTTTGATTTGTATATAGTTCTTTTATAGTTAATTTAATTTTTCTTACATTTCCAGCAGTAATGTTCTCTTTTTCAGATATTCCCCAAAAATAAAAAAAGTAATTTTCAAAATTAATTTGATTTGATTGGTCGAATGTATAGTATTTATTTTGTGAAATAAGATAAAATTCACCACTATGTTGTGTTTCTCTACCATTAATATCGAGATTCCATTCATCTCTGAATATAACTGCATCAGGATAACTATCTGAATCAATATTTAACATTATTTTATATATGCCTTTACTTACATTAATAATTGAGTCGCCAGTTAACATAATAGCAAGATTATCATTATAATCATAAATATTAACACTATTAACTGTTATATTCTGTTCAATACCACCAATGTTAACATAAAGATATAATTCATTATCTTTATCAAGATAAAAATAATTTCTATCATCAGTTATTGTATCATCTATAATTGTTTCAATATATGGTTCGTACCATGTATTAGTGTTTTTTGCATGAAATGCAACTGATTGAGTAAATGTTGTTAGTTCTTCTTCAAGATTATCAGGAAATTTAATTCCAAGACCATATGAATCACCAGTAAATGTATTGCCTGTTCCAAATAATCTCTGATTAATATAGTCAGTAATATCAAGATTAAAGTTTTCACTACCGTTTTCAAAACTCTGTACGCCAATTATCTCACTACTACCACTTTCATAAGCACCAGCAGTTGACCAAGAAATATCACTTCTTCTGTTTTTCCAATTTGATGCTTGTGTAACAACGTTTGGAGAATAAATATCACTAAAAATAAAGTCATAACCACTGCCTTCATCCCAATTTTCATCAATATTAAAGACTTCTAAATCGAAACTACTTGCTCTTTCAATTGAATCACTATAAGATTTCTTTCCAAGATATTGTTGAGCATAACTAATTGTATTAGTCATATGTAGTATATGAGTCATTCCGCTATTTGGAATAATGAATCCGTTATTAATTTTATTAATTAAATTATTTAAATCGACATCAAATATGAAGCGAGTAACCCTTTGTTGTAACGAACCGTATGATATCTCAGTAACAGGGTTCTGAGAGTTGTTAGTTAAGTTAGAACTAATTAGAGTATTGTTCTTTGAAAAATATGACCTAAATATTGACATCTTTTTGTTTTATCATAAATACTCATAAACAAAAAAGACTACACATGGTAGTCTTTTTATTATGTAAAAAATTTGTAATTATTTAATATTGTGTTTAATTAAAATCAGTACTGCTTCTTTTTTTGTCATTTCAGTATTAAATCCTCTGTCTTTCAATACTTTTTTTGCTGTTTCAACACTCTCACCTAATTTTTTTAGATACTGTAAATCCTGTGTAGCAATTTCTTTATCACCTTCTTGACTTTGAAGACCAACACTATCATTTTCCTTATTTCTTACTGTTAATTGATTACCTTCAGCATCTTGATATCGGTCACCAACATTACCTTGATATTCTTCTGTATCGTTTTCATTCACTTCAGAACCTTTTAACATTTCTAATGTTCGTTTAACATCATCTATTGTATAATTTCCTTTTGCTACTGTTTCATAATAACCTCTTAAACCATTATTAAATAAATAATTAACAATATGCTCTCCAAACTCATCAATTAATGATTGAAATTCTTGCCAAAAGTTTTCTGGTATATCATTATTTTTATTATCAGCATTATCATCATAACCTTCTTTATCACTATATTCTCTTTCAGCACCAGCATAATCAAATTCTTCATTTGCATAATCATTCACATTATGTGGCTTATAACCAAGCAATTCATCGGTTTCTTCATCGTTCTCAGATTTATGCATAGGACTGTTTGGATTCATGAACATTCCGTCCATTTCTTTCCAACCATCAGGATATAGTTCAGGATTATCTTTTTCAACCTGATTCTTTTCTTCATTATCAACACTTGCATTTTTTTCCATTTTATCAAGATGTGTATAATAATCAGGAATTTCGCTTAAGTGGTCCATCGCAATTTCAATAGCAACCATTGGGTCATCAGTATGTTCCATTTCAACTTCAAGTCCCATTGCTAATTGTTTGGGGTCAAAATCTGCTGGTGTTTTATCATCAGCTAATCCACCTTCTAATTCATTATTAACTTCAACATCAACAGTATCTTCTTCATTAATTTCATCTTCAGGATTTCCCCAATATTCTTGGGGTATTTCAGATTCTTCACTTAGTTTTACGACTGATTGTGGTTTTTTCTTTTTCTTAGGAAACTGATTTTTAGGTTTAAATTTTTTGCCTATTTGGTCGGGATATTCTGTCTTTTCAGTATCTTCATTCATCATAGATAAATCATATTCTAAACCAATATAATTAAGTGGAAAATTCCATGACATAATATATCCGTCTTTTTCATATGTTCTGTCACTTGAACCAGCACCTTTTTCTGATTTACCCATATGATTTCCAATATCATGCCATTGTTTTAAATAATTCATTGCAGCATCTTCACCTTGATTTCTTAAAATCTCAAGTGGCTCATCCGCTTCTTCACCTTGCATAAAAACAATATCTTCATATCTGTCTTGGTCAGTTGCTTCAATAACATCATCTTCCAATAAATCTTCTGCCCATGCAGGAACTGCTCTTTCTTTATTACCAATATTTTTCATATAAGGAGGTGCTTGTTTTGGTTTTCGTAGTTTTTTACCACTAACTTCCCAATCATTTCTTCCTTTTTCAGCATCAGCCATTTGTTGGTCATATTGGTCAGCTCCAATATTATTATCCGAACTAACATTATCTTCCAATAAATCTGCTGCCCAACTTGGAACTGCTCTTTCTTTATTAGGAGTTTTGTCCATATAAGGTGGATGATATTTAGGTTTTTCAGGTTTCTTGCCACTGATTTCCCAATCATTTTCACCAGAATTATCAGTTTCTTGGTCATAAGGGTCAATACCTCTACTACCATCATCATTAGGTAATTCATTATCACCATGTTCATTAGGTAGTGCAAAAATATCTTCTTCTTCAGCATCAGCATCATTAACATAATCTTCCATTTCACTGACGAATTTAGTTAGTTCGTCTGAATGAACTCTTAATTTAGGATTCGTTGGTTTCTGGTCAGCATATGCTTTATTGGTTTGCATTGTTTCAGTACCTTTTCTATATGGTACTTTATCAATAAGTTTTATTGCTTCTTCGTACATTTCATCATCAATACTTGCAGTATCTGTTTCAAAATTAGCAAATTCACTAACAACATTCATGATTTCAGAACCATGATTAGCATTAAATTCTTGAAGAAACTTCATATTTTCTTCCCATTCAACATTAAATCTTTCTGATGTTAATTTAAATTTAGTTAAAACAGCATTATCAACATTATATACACCATCTTGGTCTGCTTCTGTTGAATTAACTTTGAATGTAAAAGTAATTTGATTACCTTCATTATCAATTGTAATTATTTCAACAAAATTATCTTCACCAACTACTTGTGTATTTGTTTGTTTAATCTGAGCAACTTTATTTTTTAATTCTTCAAATGCCTTTTCCACTAATTGTGTACCTGTTTGCATTACATTTGTAGAAAGTTCATTTAGCTGAACCTTATTCACTCCTTGAAACATTTCAAGAAATCTTTCTTTACTGCCAATTGGGTTAAGTATCTTCATTGTATATTTTTTTTATTCAAAAATTATTGGGTTAGCTTTACCAAACTTCCTCATTATTAATGCAGCTTCTGCATTTGCTTCATTTTCAATATCAGTACCATCATCACCAGCACCATGATAAAGTTTACCTTCTTTTTCTTGTTTACGATGTACTAATTCATGTGCTAATGTTCTTAAAACATCAGCAAGATTTCGATTTGCAGCAACTACTCTAATTATTCCAGTACTTGGAGTTTGTTTACCAAAAGAAGTCATCTCTTGTGCTTCTTTGGAATCATACGATATTTCTATTTTATCATTATTAACACCCAGATATTCACATACCTCTTCAATAAAATTATTAATAATCTCATTTTTTTTCTCCGTAGGAAGAATTTCTTCATTAAGACCATTAACTCTACTTATCATTTCAAAGAGTCTTTCTTTTGAACCGTGTGGATGATTAATTCTCATAACTATACCATATCATTAAAACTGTTCTGTACATCAATCTTAGACTTTTGAGGTAAATCATCAAAGTCTGCAACATATGTACCGTCAGGTAATTCTTTCATACCTGCTTCGTTTTTACCTGTTCCATTTCTACCAGTACCATCAGCATTCATACGTTTTTCTTCAAACCAGTTATCCGACCATAAATCATTTAAATTAAAATAATAAGGATAACTCACATTTGTTTTATTCATGAGTTTTTCAGAATTACTTGGTTCTCGAACTTCTTCAACATCAGCACTTAATACTTCCATTTTTTGATTTAAACTCATTATTGTTGAGTTCAATCCTTCCAATTGGTCGTGAAGACTTTTCATTGCTTCGAGATTGTGTTTAATTATTTCGTTTTGGAGGTCATCCACTTGATTCTCAGGTTCAGGAGCACCCATTGGGTTTGCCATTGGGTCAACTGGCATTCCACCTGCTGCCATTGGGTCAATAGGTGTATTTGCTGGCGGTTCTTGACCTGCTTGAGCATCAAATGCTGGTTCAGGTGTAGGTGGTTGCATACCTTGTGGTTGGTCATTAGAAGGTGCAGGAGGTACTTGACCTTCTGGTTTTGGTGCATCTTCTTGTTCACCCGCTTCATTAGTTAATACTGGCATTTCATCAAATTCTTCACCATCAGTCACCAACGGGCGATATTTAGGTGATTCGCTGATTACATAGCCAGAACGATGCCTGAACTTTCTTAAATATTCTTCAGAAAGATTCGTTTTTTTTTCATTTCCCATTATTAAATGAATATTAATATTGTTCTCTTAGTAATTGTCTTCCAGATTTATCAATAAATACACGGTCAAGCCTTTCAATCAGACCTTCTCTTTCATCAAGAACGACTTTTTTCTTATTAATGTCATCGATTTTTTCAACATTTGCTTCTTCAGCAGGTTCGTCAACAAAATCACTAAGTGCTTTTTCTACATTATTTTCCATAGTAATTATATTTATTTATTATAAATACTATGTAATGTTCATTTTGACAATATCGTAACGAGATATCTTTTTAAATGTTCGAAATTTGGGAAGATTTTATAGTAAGACTGATATGTTAAGCCTTCTGTATCAGTATGTGACGTTGTAGTTCTTATCGATAATTGTTCGATAATTTCATCAATACTAAATTTAAAGAAATCATACATCTTGAGATTTATGCCCCAGATTTTATTATCAGTTAATAAATATAACATTTCATTCTTGTAAATATAACTAACATCAATTTTCTTAGGACAAACATCCATAAGGTCATTAATGTCTTTTAATTGGAAAAAAACTGGATCTAAATTAATATAATTGTATTTCGGACTGAAATAGAATTGTGGCACAAGACCAACAAACGTATTAACACCTTTAACATGTGATGCTTTACTTTCATTAAAACTAAATTCCCAATATAATTCGTTTGTTATGATTTTCTTTTTAAGAATATCAGCATTTTGAATTATTGGGTTATCTGGATTACTTGCTTTCATAAAAGACCAACCAACATATAATGTAGGTAATGATTTATCTAATTCATCATATGCTTTGAGTTCGTTAAAATAATTAACATAATCAGACTTTACATGATTTACCAGTTCGTTTTCATGAATTACATTTGCAATTTTCATAATTTAGTTATTTGGTTTATTATTTATAGTATTTAATATTTCTCACAAACATTTTTGTCGGTAAAAATTTATCTAATTTAGTACCAATTTTTTTTCGAATTGCCATATTAATAATTAAATTCATAGGTATTGTAAATGGTTTTCCATACCTTTTTCCAACTAATATATCATTAACAAATATTTTAATATCTTTACCCTCATACCAATCAACTCTATATTTATTCCATGAATTTTCTAATCTTTTATCATGAATACCAATACCACCTTTACTTAAATTATGTGCATAATCAATGCCATAACCAGTACAATATGAAAATCTATGGTCTTTTCCATAATATTCAAATATATCAATCTCAGTAAACCCTTTTTCAGATTCTCCTTGTAACCAAAATGCTGACCATAATCCATAACCTTTTGGTATATAAATCTCTGCTTCAAAAGAACCATATAAAAACTTTTCATTACTAAATAACATACCTGATGTATAATCAAAATCCATTTCAGGTTTATCCCATTGTGGTTTTGCAAAAACATGCTCTTTTTTAATATCAAATTGATAGGTCGTATTATTAACTTTACTAACATTACCATCCGAATAATATTGTTGTTCGTCTACCATTAGTGTTCTACCAAACAGATATGAATATCTAAAATCATCAAGAATTTCAAAAGAACCTTTAATTGGTCTTTTTATTGATATTCCTATTCTAAATAGGAATAATAATATGTTATTTAATAGTTTCATATAATTTCTTTTAATATTTTAAAAATTATTTCTGCACTATTACCATTTCCAAAAGGACAAATATAATCAATTTTACTATCAATTATATTATCATTAAATATTTTTTTTAGTTTATCTGGACTTTCAATCATGAATGTGCTTTGA